TATCTTATATCTACTATTACCTGTAATATTACCAGAATTGTCATAATTCGGAACATTATAAATATCAGGAATTTCGTATAACACATAATGTTGTCCAAAATCAATCTCTGTACTATCTGGCAACGGAGAAAATGAATAGGGTCTAATACCTGTTGTTGTCCAACTGCCATCCTCGTCTATTTTATAGGGCGCGTATTTGTTTTTCATATAAATAATTAACCATGAAGCAGAAATATTGGGTTCAGGATTTTCTATTAATATTTGTTTTAAATAATTTTTCTGCGCATCTGTCAAACTTGTATTGAAATCAAAATCACCATTTAACTCTTTAAAATGAATGTTACTTTTCATTTCATTTATTTCATCTCCTAATGTAGCGTCACTAGCTTGAAAATTTCTTAATCTATATTTACTATTTTCTGTTATATTACCCGAATCGTCATAGTTAGAAATAACAAAAATATCAGGTGTTTTGTATAATACATAATATTGTCCGTGACTTTCCTCTGTTTTATCGTATGTGACCCATGACTCAAAAGTGTTATTAATGTTATACGTATTCCAGTTATTATTGTCTAATCGACATAATATAAAGGTATTTTTTTTATAAATAATTAATGTTTTACCTAAACCAGTAGTAGCGTTGTTGTAATCTGCATCTGTATTTTCAATTAAAAGTTGTTTTAAATAATTTTTTTGTAATTCAGACAAATTAATGTGAAAATCAAAATCATCGTCTAACTTATTAAAATAAGTTTTACTTTTCATTTCATTTAATTCATCTTGTAAAGTAGCATTATTAGGCTGAAAATTTCTTAATTTATATATGCTATTACCTGTAACATTATTATCATTATCATATGTTGGGATAGAATAAAAATCAGGCATATCGTATAATATATAATGTTGCCCATATACTACTTCTCTAGAATTGCCATAAACGTCCTCAAATTTATTGGTACTAGTTGTGTCTTCCATAAGATTCCACTGCCATGTGCCTGAATCGTCATCAAATAAAATTTTATATTTTATAAAATCGTTTTTTTTGTAAATAATTAAATATGGCCCTGAACCAGCAGTTCCCTCAGGTTCCGTATTTTCAATTAAAAGTTGTTTTATAAAGTTTTTTTGCAATTCAGATAAATTTGTTTCGAAATCGAAATTGTCATCTATTTCTTTAAAATGAATAGTATTTTTCATTTCATTTATTTCATCCTGAAATTCACTATCATTAGGTTGAAAATTTCTTAATCTATATCTACTATTTCGATAAGCTTCACCACTATCATTATAATCAGGTATAACATAAATATCTTTATTAGCATATAACACATAAAATTGTTGCCCGTCGATTTCTCTAAAATTTCCATCAGTATCCCATGAACGAATCCATTCTAAAACAGTCTGCCCACTCTGTATTTCATAATCACCTAATGGATTTATAGGCGAAAAAGAGTCAAAAATTCTTGAATATATAGAAAATGACGATTCTTTATACAAAATGATATATTTTCCTACATCTACTAATTCTTTTAATCTATTTACTTGATATTGAGATAAATCAGTTTCTAAGTTAAATGAATCATCTAGTGGTTGAAAATGAATATAATCTATCATTTCTTGTATTTCATCTTGTAAAATTGCTCTACTAGGTTGTAAGTTTCTTAATCTATAAATACTATTCATAGTTTCATTTCCATCGTCATCATATTTAGAAATTTTATGAATATCTATTTTTTCATCAGGATTTTCATATATTATCACTAAATCATTTTTAAGTAACGATTTCGGTATTCTTAAAATATATCCACATGATTTACTTAAAATAATACTATCGCTCCATCTAGCAGGTATTTCTTCGCCTGTATCAGAATCTGTTGATTTTAACTGCCATAAAATAGTCGATAATGAATCACCAGAAAAATGATATAAAATTAATCCACTGTCTGTTCTTCCTTCATCAATTGTATCAGGTTTTGATATTAAAGATAAAGTGTGTTTTATATTTTTGTAATTTATACCCCAATAACCTAAATATCTAAAAACAGAAACATCGCTTTGCGGTATAGTTAAAATTGAATTTAATGGAATATCATCTGTTTCTATTTCTATTTCAATCGTTTGTGTTGTGCGATTAAGTAAAACATATGCTCCGCTGTAATTTAACTCAATATTATTACTCCATCTAGCAGGTATTACTTCTCCTGTAAATGGATTTGTTTGCTGTAACTGCCATACTGCTGTTTCTAAATCTCCTCTTGTAAAATCATATAAAATTAATCCACTATCTTTTCTACCACTGGCTAATACTAGAGGTTTAATAACATCTTTCAAAAGATTTTCGACAGTTATACTAATTTTTTGTACTGAAAAATAATTAAATCCTACTTCAAAAGTTAAACTCTGCATATAACTATATATAATTTAATTATTTTTATATTTAATAAAATTATATTATCAATAATAATTTATAATGAATAAAGAATATTAGAAATACTATACGCTGCTTCTAGTCCAGGTCCTCCAGCACCCTGAACACTATTAGAGAATGTTTGTTTTTCTTCTGTATCTAATGACCATACACGATTTGTAGCTGCTTCAAAATATTGTAATTTAAATGTAGATATACCTTCTCCTGAAATATTTGTATTTATTTCAAATACATTCCATGTATAATCACCTCCGTAACCACCTTCTACGGGAGTAAAAACATTTCTTAAATAAAATTCGGTTGAATCTGGATCTTTTACAAAAACCCCTAACATATCTCCAGACCGCACTTGGCTCTGTAAAGAAGATAATGTAAGACTTCTTATTTCCGAATATCCTGAATATATTGTGTTATTAATATAATCAAATCCATTAGGATATATAACTAGCGTTTCATGAAAACCTGAAAATACAGGATTTGTTCTTTCAATTATATCACCAAAAGGTTGTGATAAAGAATATACAGATGGTTCCGGAGGAATAATAGTTACTTCATAAAGGCCTTTATTTAAAGAATATTTAATTTCCGAACCAACTCCTGCCACGCCTTCTAGACTATTTGCTGTCACATCTTTTTCTAATGTATCTAATGACCAAACCTTATTTCTAGAAGATTGAAAATAATGTAATTTAAATGTAGATGTTCCCTCTCCGGGAATTTTTTCATTTATTTTAAACATGTACCAACTATAACTACCTCCATATCCACCTATTGTTGGCGATAAAACATTTCTTAAATAAAATTTATCTGATCCAGCATCTTTTATAAAAATACCTAATCTATCATCGGGTTGAATTTGACTCTGTAAAGCTGATAGTGTATTATTACGCATTTCAATATCTTCAGAGGAAAGTGTGTTATTCATATAGTCAAAGCCTTTTGGATATATAACTAAATTCTCTTGGAAACCAGAAACTACAGGAGTAATTCTTTCAACTATGTCATCAAAAGAATATGGTCTTACTTCTATTAAATTCATTTTTATAATGTCTGTAATTAAAATATAAGCTCCCGTACTGTAAGAACGTGTGTCAGGTCTTATTTCTAAATCTTTTAATTGAGTACCTTCATGGACGTAAGATAATATATAGTTTTCATGGAGCGCTTGAATATTATTTTTTTGATCTTCAGAAAGTAGATCATAATCTATGTAAGACCTTTTTATTATACGCATAGTTTTCTCGTTCAAATTGTGCACTATTATAGTAGTTTTTTGTGAAACTGTTTGGTTATGTATAGATTCTATAGAGGTAATGTGATCCTGATTTTGTATATAATCATAAAAATCTGAGTAATCTAATACATATAAAGGAGGTTCGGCGGTTATATTTGTATTTAATATAAATGTAATTAAAACATAATAACCTTCCTTGCGATAATGAACAACATGTTTTTTGTTTAAATCTTTTAATTGCGTGCCTTCATGATTAAATGATAAAATATGATTTTCATGGAGCGTTTGAATATTATTTTTTTGGTCTTCGGAAAGAGAATCATAATCTATGTAAGACGTTTTTGTTATACGTAGAATTTTGTCTGTCACATTTTGTGCAGATATAGTAGTTTTTTGTCTAGTTAATTGATTATGTATAGATTCTATAGAGTTAATATGATCCTGATTTTCTATATGAGCATTAAAATCCAAATAATTTAACATATGTAAAGGTGGTGACGGAGGAGCTTCTGTTAAATTTAAATTTGTAATGTCTGTAGTTAAAATATAAGAACCTTCGTCATGTGAATGATCAATTTGTTCTATGTATAAATCTTTTATTTCTTTACCTCTGCGAACATATGATAAAATATGGTTTTCATGGAGTTTTTGAATATTATTTTTTTGATCCTCAGAAAGAGAATCATAATTTATATAAGATGTTTTTGTTACACGAATAGTATCGTCGCTTAAATTATGCGCTTCTATATTTGTTGGAAGTGTAACATATTGATTATGTACAGATTCTATAGAGTTAATATGATCTGAATTTTGTATATGATTATGAAAATCAACATTATCTATCATATGTGTAGGCGCGTCATTACAGTAAAAACAAGTCGGTTCAGGTTCATATTCATAATAATCATCCTCTGTAGGGGTGTCGCTTCTAATTGGAGATGATGTAGAAGATGATGTGGTAGATTCTGGAAGAATCTCATAAGGACATGTTTGTTTTTTCCCATTAATTCTAGAAGGTTTAAGATTAATCCATTCACCATTACAATTATAGTGATCATTATCTTTAAAAAATTTAGAATTGGAACCCGAGCTCTCATATAATGAACATAATTCACCATTAACACAATTATTATATCCTTTGTGTCTTCTTTGTCCTGCTAATGTAGCATTATATTTTAGTCTTTGTATTCTATTACGACTTGTAACGCTGCCATTTTTACCATGTTTAGGATTTGAAAATTTTCTTGTAGCAGTAGGCATTTTAGTTATTTGATATTGATTATTTGTTATTGATGTTGGATTAATAAAAGACACTTTACACATAGATAAATCTGTTTCATTAATTCCATTTACAGATTCTATTTTAAATTCATTTTGTTTTCCAGGAACTTTATTTTCTGGTAATAAACCAAAAGCATTTTGTATATATAATTTACCTTTTAGTTGTAAAAAATGTTTGTAATCTAATCCAGTATTAATATTTCTAGTTCCAAATCTATTTACTAATCTTCTACTTGCATAATTTTTTCTTCTACATGATATAGAATAACATGTTGGGTCTGACAAAGGGTCAATAGTAGGAGGAGTGTCTTTAATAATTTTTTCGTTTGATAAACAGTCTTCTTTACATGTATATGTTTTCCTATAATGATTATAAGGTACTCTATATGGTGTACTGCAATTAGGATTTGGCCCGCTTCTGTTAGTATTTAACATAGAACTCCCATCATTATTCGTTTTTTTTGCTGTCAATAATGTATCTGTTCTAGGATTAATATTTACAGAAGCAAACTTATTATTAAATCTAGGAAATAAAAAAAATGTATTATTATTTCTATTAGGAAAATCATATATTCCACAATCACAAACTTGTTTCGCCATATTAATATACTATTATATAAAAATAATGGTATATTAAATTTAATGTATTTTAATTATTACAACACGTAGTATTATTTGTAGGAAGTCTTTTTGTTACAGCTCCTCTTACTCTGGCTAAAGCTGACGTTTGAGGATAATTTGTTTCACTAGTATTTTGATTAAATAAAAACTTATATTTGCGTTGTGTATAAGTTTGTCCTGCTGGACCCATAGGATTACGTGGTTTTCCAGCGAAATAAACCCCATTACAATCGCTTCTGGCATTCGATGGTCCTGATTGAGTTCCTGATGAACATTTACTACTTCCTCTAATAGCATTGAGTTTTAATCTTTCTAATCGTGTACTAGATTCGACTGCTCCATGAACTCTAAACTTATCGTTATTTAGGCGATATACATTTTGATTAGGATTACAGTTATTTGTTTGGTCACAATTACCTCCATAGCCAGGCATTTGCGGGGCTGTTGAAATATATGTTTGATTGACAGGTTTTTGTGTAGCTAATTTTTTTAAGTAAGTTGATTTTCTTCTATTGTTCATTAATTCTCTATAAGAATATGAATACCTTTTTTTGTTATTTACTAATTCATGTGGTTTTCCACTATTTTGTTGCCCTGCGGAATTTGGTTGCATACCACTTCTTATTAAAGGTCTAGATGCTCTAGCACTAATACCAGAACTAGTTCTAACATGTCCCCATCCACCATTTTGATTAGAAGGTGTTTTAGTTGTAGGCAATGATCCAAAATTATTTGGTTCGCAAGCATTATCAATACAATTAGTATATGTATCTTTATATACCTCTGTATATATTACACACTTACGGTTACTTACACTTACAGGGTCAACACAATTAACAGATTTTCTCCATCCTTTAACAGGTTGTCTAAATGGAGCATAATAATTTCTAGAATTTAATCTATTTAATTGTCTCGTTCCTATATAATTTCCGGAAGCATCTCGTACCGGGTTTCCACAATTATTTGGAAAACAATTATTATTAGCAATCCTATCATTATGAGAATTTCTACTAAGATAATTTGTTGTAACCATGTTTAAAGTTTTAGGACTATTTCCTTGAATTCTTTTTTTTAATCCATCGCGCATTTATATTATTCAAAGAAAAAATAACTGAATAATATAATATGAAACCAAAACTATTTTTAGCATTAATATTGTTTTTTGCTATTTTTATTAATTTATTACTAACTGTTCGTGAAGGAGCTTGTAATTATGAAGATGATGTAGAATATACAGGCGCTGCTGGTTCTAAAGAAAACTCTTTACAAAAAAGAGGAGCGCCAGTAAAAGGAAGTTCGCCATCTCCTGAAACATGTGAAAACACAACCTTGTACGAAAACAAAGAAAATAGTAAAGTTGCTAGTGAAAAATTAAATGAATTAAGAGATATTGTAAGAAAAACTAAAGAAAGTGTTTCAAAAAACTCTAAAGATATTTCAGATAATAAAAAAAATAATAAAGCTTTACAAAATGCTGTTGATCCAGATGGAGGAGATGATTCTGGTGGAGCAGAAGATCCATGTGAAAAATATCCAGAAGCATGTTAAATCGGCATTTTTATTTTGTAAAAAATATTGTTATAATATAACATGAAGTTGTTTGTTATATTATTAAACTGTTCTCTTATAACATTGATTTTATATAATTTACTTTCTAAAACAGATTCTATAATTGAAAATTTAGAAGGTTGTCCAGCAGATAAAAAAAATGCTATTTACAGACAAAAAGCCCTATTGGATAGATTATTTAGTGAATTACAAACTTTAAAAACTGAGGTAGATAATATGGATACGAATGTTAAAAGTAATAAAAGAAAGATAAAATCAAATAGTCAAAATACCAAAGCCGTCAGTTCTGACATTGATGATGAAAAAAACAAAAAAATGGATGAATTAAATGATATTTCATAAAATGTCTAAAATAGGGTTTAAAGTATCACTATTTTCAGAAGATGATCTAGATAAATTATTTAAATTTTCTCTCGCTATTATACGATTTTCATCTAATTCTATATCTGATTCGCCTAGTTCTATATCTAAATTGTATAATGGATTTAAAAAACCATATGGAAGAATTTTATCTTCACTATTGGAATTTATATCATGAATAACTTGTTTATGTTTTTTAAATAGTTTATAGCAAAGAAATGGTTCGCTTAATACTAAAAATAATGCTATATTTAAAAACATCATTACCTCATCATTCCATACAAAAATTACATAAAAAATATAAAAAAAACAATTATAAATAAAATCACTTATAAAATAGTATTTAGTTTTACTAAAATACTCTTTTTTATTTTTAATTTTGTCACATGTAACCATTAAATAAACCATTAATATAAAAAAATTAACTAATATAACAGAATACATATAATAAAAACTTGTTTCTAGAAATAAATCTTTACGGAATTCATCATAAATAATTAAATTATCGTGTCCGCCGTTTAGACCTTCTAAAATAAGAGAATGGTTATTAAACATAGAAAAAATTCCAACTACGAAAGATATAGGTATTCCTCCTGTATATTTAATTAAATAAAAATTATAAATTTTATCAGATAACCAAAATAATTTAGTAGGTTCTCGCGGATGTGTAAATACTAAAAGATATTTTTCATTACATTCCATACACTTATAATAAGGTGGTTTGTCAGTATTGAATTCCCTCCACTGATTTAAACAAGAATAATGAACATATTTACTAGTTCCACTACAACGACATGGAGAGATAAATAAATCATCTTCTTTTTCGCCCTCAAAACATATTCTACATTCTTTTATTTCATCTGACATATTTTATAATATTAATATATATAATTATGTCTGATTTTTTCGGCAAGATTTCAAATGGGGTAGAAAATGTTCAAGCGCAATTTTTAGGACCAACTTATAATTACGCAAAACAAATAAGAAACCCTGACCAACTAGATATGAGTAGTGACGGTAATATGGGAGCTTTAGCACGTGATATAAATGGTATTATACAATATGTTGATGTTTTAGTAACTGGCAAGGGACAAGCATCCAAACCTGGAAAACCTTTAGGAAATAAATTTTATTTAAAAGTAGGAGGTCAATGTACAGATCCTAATGGCAACTTACAAGATAGATATTTATTTGTAAATAATGTTCCTACAGGGTCTATTCCAGGAATTTCTACTATGACAGGTTCCAATTTAAAAGATTTTAGAGGTTTAGTTCCGGGAACAATAGAAAATGTAGGAAAACTTAATCCATTGGCCATTTTTGGAGGAATGATGCAAGGAGCGAATCCTACTTGTATTCCTTTAGGATTAAGAGATGATAAAAGTAGGTCTGGACTACATGTAGCCACTGGAGATGTTGCTAATTTAGACGCGTGTTTATTCCCGGGAGGAAGAAATCCAGTTCCTAATAACTGTCCATGTGATTCTAAAAAATGTCCTCCTCTAAAACCAAGCGACGAATTAAAAAAAGCATGCGGACCTGCGGTATTAGGGGGGAATGCCGGAAAATGTAAAAAAGAAAGAGCCAAATTTCTAAATTCCAAATCCACTAGAAAATGCACCTATACAAAAAAATCTGGATGCGCATCAGGGTTTGAGAACATGAATGAAAAAATAAATGGATTGCCAGTTTATGAACTTAAATTGGAAAAAAATCCATTAGCTAATTTATATAATTTAGGATTCGGAGCTTTAATGATTTATATTTTATATCACTTTTTAAGAAAAACAAATTAAATAACTTCGTTAATTATTAACAAAAAAACATAAAATAAATATAATATTAAAACTATATATTATTTTAAAACCATATATGCTGTAATGTTTGCTGTTGAGCTATTAATACAGCAACCACATAAAATAAAGTTCCTATTAATAAATGTGAAAATTTACCAGGTTTGTAATTTAATCCTAAATAATTTATAATTAAAGAATGAGGCGAATCATCTGCCGGAGGATAAATACCCCAAAATATAGCATTTACCATTAAAAGTGATGTTATTACAATTCTTAACATGTATAGAAATATGTTAAGAATAAATTTAGACAATTTATCGGCTTTAATTCGTTATATTCTACAAGCAACCCAACATGACAAACCGGCAAGCAAACCAACAATTAAAGAACTAGATAAAATTACTTGTTTATGATGAACTAACATATGCATAACTTGTGATTTAAATGAAAGACTAGCTGCGCCATTAGAGGGTTTTATTTCTTCTTTATTAGCAAAAGGTGAAAGAACAAGAGATAACACAACATTTAAAACAACAGCCACTGCGGCTGATTTTAAGAATAAAGTTTTTTTATCCATATAATATTATATTAGATTTTATCGTCGTCTTTTTCTGCGAGTCTTTCTTCTACGTTTAGACCTTCTTTTTCTGTTAGTACGACGTTTAGTTTTCCGACGAGTTCTAGAACGCCTACGTCTTCTACGTCTTCCACCTACCGTAGGACCCATTACAGGAACAATTGATTTTAATTGATTTTCTCTTTGTTTATTTTTAAAACCATTTGTAAAATCTGTCATTCCTCTATTAAAACCCAACATCATTTCTTTTCTTTTTTCATTAGCCTTATCGGCACCCACTTTTATATCATTTGTACCTTGTCCCCACCCTTCACTAAAAGTTCGACCGCCTTTTTTATTTCTAAATTTTTTTAAAACCATTTAATATATTAAAAGATAAAATATTAAATAAATAATTTAACGTCTGCGGCGGCGTCTGGAACGACGAGCCTTGCGACTACGGCTACGTCTAGAGCGTCTGCGACCACCACGTGATTTACGCGAACGACGTGATTTACGGCTGCGACGGCTTTTTCTGGATCTACGAAGGCGCTTTCTGGCACCGCCAACCTTAGAGACGAGAGATTTCAAGGTTTCCTGAACTTTCTGAAGTGTATTCTGGGCGACTGCGCCACCTTCTGCTGATTTTGTTGCTTCCTGACCGGACATTATAATATATAATTAGATTAAAAATATTTATCATAATTTATGGTATTAAATGTAATTTCACTAAATTCGATAAATATAATAAATATTTAATGAAAATAATTATTATAAATTTTATGTTTCGATTGACATTATTTAAAACTTAACGCGTTTGTAAAGTTCTAAAGCGGCTAAACCCCCCGCAATCTGTGCTACAACATATGGTGCTAATTCTTTCATGTTAAGTTTTCCAGCCATAGCAAGCATAACAGAAACTGCAGGATTAAAATTACCTCCTGAAACTTTTCCTAAAATAAAGATTACTGCCATTAAGGCAAGGCCAATAGCAACGGCATCTCCTGTTGCTAAAATAACATAAAGAAAGAACATAGTTCCTAAAAATTCTGCGACAAGCTTATTAATCATTATAATATTAAACAAGAAAATTTAATTATTATCAACAACCTGAGTTCCTGAACGGACTGTAGGCGTATTCAATGAAACACGGTCGAAAACTCTCTTAAAGTAAATAACATCACTAGAGTTTCCTCCAATGCCGCTTGTTTGTGATGGAATTGTTCCCTGTGACCCAAACAACTGAGCCCTGGCAGAACGAACACTTACACCAGATGTAGGATTTTCTACAGTGGCATGAGGACCTCTCTGAGTTCCTCCGTTAGACTGAGCAGAAACATTTGTACTGCGAGTTCTAGTTTGCAATTTTTTAATTCTAGCAATACGACTAGAATTATCTACAGTAGGTCCAGGTTTAGCAGTTCCTGAACTTCTACCAGCATCCTGTCTGGCTAAATTAAGACAAGACTGGTCTAACGCAAAAGGCATCTCTACATGAGAGTTTTTGCCGCGAAATGTTTGACCATTCTTACAATATGTATTTTTTCTTACAAGAGAGAATGAGTTTCTCCAATCTACTAAATATCCACCCGGTTGAGAACTTGATGATGACATATAATATATCTTAATATAAAAATTTACCCAAATGTAGATTCCTCTCCATAACTAATATATAGAAAACCATCTTCATGTTTATACTTCTCATAAATTACGCCTAAAAGTGATGATGTAGTCGGTATAATTTTATCATTTATAAATAAATAAATAGATTTTTCACTAGACAACTTAAGTCTTTTTCTTATTACATACATAAAATTAGCTATAGATAAATCTCGCGGACATAAATATTTTTTTCTATCAATTTCAGGAATATTTGGCGTTATTCTCTCACATATTATAGGCACACGTTCTGGGTATTTTTCGGTTATTCTACTAGCTTCTTCTAAACGTTTTTCAAAACTAAATTTCATTCTAAAATTTTCTGTTTGTATTTTTTTAATTTCTTTTCTTTGAGTTACGTAGTGATTTATATTTGATAATACATTATTCATTATATATTGTATTATCATTCTTTTTATTTAGTTTGTTAAATAGTTATTTAGCTCTAGCTCTCATTTTACGCCTTTTTCTCTGTAGTCTTCTAACACGTTTTTTTCTCCATTTCCATCTCATTTTTGCTGTAGACTTTTTAAAAGGACAACCATGACCCATTATATATTAAATTGAAATTAATTATTTAAATATATTTATTAGTATTTAATAACATGTCTGAAACCACATTTTTACCTGAACAACCCAATTTTATACTTGTAGATGGTAGTTATTATATATTCTATAGATACTATGCTATATTTAACTGGTTTAAACTTGCTAAAAAAGATGAAACATTGGAAAACCCAATTGAAAATGAATTCTTTAAAGAAAAATTTAAATCAACTTTTATCAATAAGCTAAAAAATATTTCTAAAAAATTAAAAATAAAAAACCCTATCACGCTTATAGGACGCGATTGTCCTAGAGAAACTATATGGAGAATGAAACATTTATCTACATATAAAGCTAATAGGGTTTATGATGACACTTTCTTAGGTGGTCCCTTTTTCAAAATGGCCTATAATGATGATTTGTTTATAAAAGGAGGAGCAAAAATCATTTTAAGTTATCCAGAATTAGAAGCCGATGACTGTCTTGCTATTACAGCCAAAAATATACTTACCAAATTCCCAAAAGCCAATATAACCATTATTACAAGTGATATGGATTATCTACAACTAGCTAATAGCCAAATTTCTCTTTATGATCTTAAGTTTAAAAAACTGACAGAAAAGAAATCATCTTATAATAACGCTGAAAAAGATTTATTTGTAAAAATTGTCACTGGAGATAAAAGTGACAATATTTCTAGTGTATTTAAAAAATGTGGCCCTAAGACAGCATGTAAATATTACGATAATAAAGAACTATTTCATACAAAATTAGAACAAGAAGAGGATTCTAAAGAAAAATATCAATTAAATAGAAAAATTATAGATTTTAATATGATTCCTCTAGAATTAATAGACGGATTTAAAAACAAATATAATATCAGTTAATAGATTAGTTAATAGATTAGTTAATCGTATTTAATTTATCTTCTAACTGCGTTATACGCTTATCTTGTTGTTTTACAATATCCAATAATAAAACATTTATAGACTTTAACCATCCTATAGAGTAAGACGAATTAAACTCACTACTATTAGCATTATCAAATTTTTTTACATATTTACTTAAATTTTCAATGTTTGTATTTTTAACTATTTCATCCTCT